CCTACTCTAATCCTGGTGCGGTCGGCCCTTCGGCGATCAAGTCGATCTCCGGTGGCTCCGTGTACAGGCGTTGCGTGGGTGTTGTTCGTACCGTTGGCACATCAATTTCTGTGCCTCGCCCGAGCATGAAGGCTCTTGACAAAGCTTTCTCGCTCGGACATCTCGAGAACGCTGCGGCGCTAGTTCGTTCAGCGCTGCGGTGACCTCCTTTCTTTCTGTTTCCCTATGAGGATACTCATATGTCTGCTCAAGCAAACATCATTGCCTTTGATGGCGCATCCACACCTGTAACTCACACCCTGGTTGGCATCAGCGTTCGCGTTGATCCCAAGACCGGTGAAGAAATCGCGCTTTGGCGCGAGGCCCTCACGACCGTGCCGTTGTATGCACAGGTTACGATCGAGACCCGGAAACGGCGTCTTCCTTCCGGTGTGAAGCAGGTCACCCTGACCGCCTCCGTCCCCGTTATGGAGTCGGTGTCTGGCCAGAATGCGGCGGGTTACACCGCTGCTCCGAAGGTTGCTTACACTAACACAATCCGCGTGACTGGCTTTTTTCACGATCGTGCGACCATTTCGGATCGCCGTCTCGTGCGCCAGCTTGCCACGAACGTGTTTAACGGTATCTCCACCACGGTGGCCCCTGTTACTTCGGGGCCGTCTGCGGAGCTGTTCGACCAGGATATCATGGTTTCTTAACATGATCCCCGCAATTTTCTTAGCGGCTATCCTGGCTGTTGGGTCGCTCTATCTTCCTGAGCTGACCCCCGTTCTCGACGTCGTACTGTCGAGTTTGTGTAAGTAGCAACTTCTTCTGGAGTCCCATTATGTCATCATGTGACTGGGCCAGCGAGCAATCGCTGGAAGACACCCTCTCTGTTCTGAGGGATATCGCAACCGTTCTGTCCTCCCGGACAGGACCCTACCGAGCTCCGCTTGTTGATCTCCTCGAAAGAGGGGATTTTATGGGTTTGGCTCGTTTCGATGATTGGCTGTATGCCTCCTCACCTGAGGTCCCTGTCCACAACCATCTGGCTGCACGACAGGTAGTAGCTCTCTTCTCGAAACTCGGCCCCCTCGGGGACCCTGCTGAGAAGGAGCGACTAGCATATGGTAAGTTCATCGAGGCTGAGGCGCAGTGCCGGGCGAGTAACGAGTTTTTTCACCTTCTCAGTAGTGGGCGCGTGAGTGCCCACCCTGACGTTATGCGGCAACTTCTTGCTGCACGGCGTAAAATACGAAGGATTTTGGGCAGTTGCCCCTCGTTATCCGACCTTGCCTTGCGTTTTGGCCCAGGTGCGACGGTGGATATAAGAAAAACCGAAGCATTCCCCACTGCGAAGTTCGCAGCGGGTATCGGTTGTAGTGAAGACGTCTTAGCGTCGGGTCTCCTTCCGGGTGCCCTTCGCGAAGTCCCTCACTGGACGTCGGCCCACGATTCACTGTGGTCGATTGACGACGACGGTTTCTTAGTTGAAACTGTCAACGTTGAAGTTCAGGTCGGAAAACTCGTTTTCGTCCCTAAGAACGCAAAGATCCACCGGTCCGTCGTCGTCGAGCCGTGCCTGAACACGTTTTTCCAGGCTGGTATTGGCGATTGGATGGCCGGCAGGCTGCGTTCTTTTGGCATCGATATACGCGATCAAAAGCGTAATCAGAGGGCTGCCCGTTCGGGGTCCCTTGATGGTGGTCTAGCCACGATCGATCTGTCTAGTGCATCCGACACTGTTTCGAAGGGCATCGTAAAATTTCTTTTGCCCCCGGAATGGTTTCGCCTCCTTAGTGCGTTCCGCACCTCTAAGGTCGCCTACGGCGACACTATACATGACCAAGCCAAGTTCAGCTCTATGGGAAATGGCTTTACTTTCCCATTAGAGACACTCATATTCCATTCGCTGGCTGCCTCCTGCCCATTTGGCAATGAGGTACTGGCGTATGGTGACGATATCATCTGTCGCAGCGATGCGTACGATGATGTCGTCCGACTCTTAGAGGTGTGCGGGTTTTCCGTTAACCTTGACAAGTCGTACAGTGAGGGTCCCTTCCGCGAGTCTTGCGGAGCTGATTACTACAGGGGCATCAACATACGCCCTTTCTACCAGAGAAGTCTGGTATCTGGGCGCTCCCTCTTCCTTCTTCATAACTTCTTCAGGAGAAACTTGGACGATGAGGTCGCGGATGCGATACTCTGCCATATCCCAGAGCCGATCCGGCTGTGGGGTCCCGATGGTTATGGTGATGGCCACCTGGTAGGCCGACCGGTCGCGCTTACGCGCAGCCGCCGACTTTCCCGTGTGGGCTTTGGAGGGTACTTCTTTGAGACATACTCCTCGGTTCCGCGCTCCTTTCGGAGTCCGTATCCCGGTGACTATGTCTCGCCCCTTTACTCTGTTTACGCTCGGGGTGTTATTCCCGTGCCCAACGAGTATTTTCCCAGCTCTAGCAAGGCTGGGTTCCGCGCTGATGTCTGCGATTTTCAAGGCAGTATCAGGTCCAGTGACGGTCGTTGTTATAACGACCTACCTGGTGTGCAGGGGTATAAGAAGATGTTGATATACACCTTTTCTCCCACCTAACTTAGGTGCCTCTCTACATTGCTTTGCGTAGGGAGGTTTGGAGTATTTACGGAGGCCTAATCGGCATAACACGGA